CTGGCGGTTGTTCTTCCCCCACAATTCGGGCTAGTAGCCTCAGGGTGCCGGTCTAGACGTGTTCGGTGGACAACCTTCGCCATTTGTGTCGTTTGGAAACGCTGCTCCCCGTCGTCGATGCAACGAGGTCTACCCACGTCACCGTGTGTCACCGGCCCCCATGCAATCGGGTTGGGTCTGATGCCTGTCTCTGTACAGGCTGCTGTTCCAGGTTGTGTGCCGGTGGGACATCCGACAAGTTGTCCCACCGGCGGTGTCACCAAACCAAGTCCGTTAGAAAGGAGACGGACGGAGCGTAGCATCATCATGTGAGAGAGTTGCGTCATCTCGCGTAACAGTTGTGTTACGGTAAGGGTTCTCTGCGGATACGGAGGTTCAGGGGTATGAGTGTTGTTGATGATCTGATGGGAACTGTCACCCGGCTGGGCAACGACCAGTTGGTGGCGCAAGCCCGGTTCGCTCTCGAGAGCCAGGGGGTGTTCCTGACACCGAAGGAGTGTCAGATCGCGTTCCTCGCCGCCGCGCACACTCTCGAGCTTGCCGAGCGTTCCTATGATGTGGGGACGTTGACCGCAGGGGAGATGGTGGCGTGTCAGGCGGTCGCCAGCCTGTCCATGCAGATTTGGGCGACGTTGCACGACATTGTGGACGGGAAGATTGTTCTGTGACCACCCGTAAGGTGAGCGAATCCGCTCAGGAGATCGTCGCCGGGATCAAAGGTCGTAAACCGCATGACGGTATCCCCACCCACCGGGTTGTTGACGACCTGTCAACCGTCGAGATCGAGCATCCGGGTGAACGGGAGCAGGGCCGTCGGGCGCGTCGAGCCGCCGATCTGGATGAGGTGCGAGTCAAAAAGGAGTTGGAGCGCGCCGAAGCGAAGAAACGTGCCGAACAGTTGCGTGTGTTAGGGGAAGAAATGCTCGCTTCCGGGGTCGCCTCGAGGGAAATCCTCCCCAAACTTGCGCAAGGCATCATCGTCGACCTCGGATTGAGGCTTGCTGGGGGTGAATGGGAGATCAAATCGGCTGAAGAAGCCACAAAAGTGGCGAAAATCTGGTATGACATCCTCCGTTTGGAGTCCGGCCAGGCGACCACCATCCAAGAAAACCGGTCGGGAAGCCCTGAGGACCGGCTGTCACGGCTTGAGGAACTCAAAATCGAGGCGAAACGCCGTGTTGAGGCTGGTTTGCGGGCGATCGGGGACGGCGCATAGTGAATCTGCTGTCCGACGACGAGTTTGTTCAGCTCACAGCCGCCGAACAAGACGAATATTTGCGTCTACTCGAGGCTGACCTGTCTGCTTGGCGGTTGACCGGCAACATCCGGCAGGAACGGGCGCACATCCTCGTCGGCAAAACCGACTGGTTGCTGTACGGTGGCGCGGCGGGCGGTGGAAAGTCCGAGTTGCTGGCCTATCACGCCAACGAACTGTCGCTCAAATACCCTGGTCACCGCACCCTGCTGATCCGTACTGCTCTCCCCGAACTACGCCGGTCGCTCATCATCCGTTCACAGGTCCGATACGCCCAACTGAACGTGGACGCCCAACTGCGGTCGATTGACAACGTGAAAGCATGGTGGTACGGCAACGGTTCGGTTGTCGAATACGGGTTCTGCGCCCGAGACGAGGATGTCGGCCAGTACATGAGTGCCGAATACGACTTCATCGGTTTCGATGAGGCAACCCAGTTCACCCCGTATCAGATGCTGATGATCTCCGGTCGTCTGCGCACCAGCCGGAAAATGACCAATCTGGGTGTCCGAACCCACGTCCTGTTCGCCACCAACCCAGGCGATCGCGGCCACACGTTCCTGTATCGGATGCTCGTGCAACCCACCCAACACGGCCGGTTCGCTGTCGTCTACGACGTGCGCGAAGGTTTCGAGAACCCGGAGATCGTCCGACGGGTCGAACTCCCTGATGACAACACGGAACTCGCCAAACTCGAGATCCCCCACGACCCGAACGACCATCTGGTCGTCGCTTTCGTGCCGTCCACCGTCGACGACAACCCGCACATTGACCCCACCTACCGCAAACACCTGTCGATGCTCCCCGAAACGGAGCGTAAACAGAAACTGTTGGGTGACTGGGATACGTTCACCGGCCAGTATTTCACCGAGTTTCGCCGTGACCTTCATGTCGTGGAACCGTTCGAGATACCGGCAGAATGGCCCCGATATCGCGGTATTGACTTCGGTACCGCCAACCCGTACTGCTGTTTGTGGGGTGCATGGGATCCCGCCACAGGCACCTGCTATGTGTACAGGGAGGCGTACCAGAGGAACCTGACGGTCGCCCAACAGGCTGCGCAGGTCAAAGAGATGTCCAAGATGGCTAATGGCCGGTTTGAGAACATCACCGCCACCGCCATTGACCCGTCCACCTACAGCAACACGTCGGGCATGGGGACAACGGTCGCAGGTGTGTACAACAGTCTCGGTGTTCATGTCACCCGCGCCAAGAACGCCCGAGTGTCCGGCTGGCAGAACGTGAGGCGTTATCTGCAACCGGCCCCGATCTCCGGTGAGCCGAAACTGAAAGTGTTCTCCACCTGCGAAAACCTGTTGCGCACACTCCCAGCTATGCGTCACGCGAAGATTCAGGTGGAAGACATCGACACAGATGACGAAGATCATGCTGTGGACGCACTAAGGTACCTTCTAGCCTGCCGCCCGTACAATGACATCTCACGCAAGAACAAGGTCACAATGCCCGGTGCGGAAGGCAAAGTACAGAAGTTCATTGAGCGGCTCGACAAGACCGCCAAGAAACGGAGATGGTGAATGAGACTCGTCGACAACTACAACTATCTGCCCGGTTGCTGTTGGATCTGCCGTGGCGTATCCAAGCCGATCATCGACATGGAACAGGACTTGGACGGCCACAACAGCCCTGATGACCCGAACCCGTCCGCTGTCACCCGCCTCTACATTTGCGCGGATTGTGCGATTGAGATCGGCCGCATGTGCGCCCCGTCTCGAGGGCTGGAACTCACCCACAACGGTGAACTCCACAACCTCAACATGATCGTCGCCGAACTCATCAACCGGGCTGAGGACGCCGAGAACCGGCTGTCGGCGATCGCCGGTGCGGTGCATGGTGTACAGTTGGGTTCTGCGGAGAAGGCAGGCTCCGCACCTCCGACCGACGGGGGTGATCTGTCGCCCGATGACGCACCATCGGAGACGGACGCACCCCTCGTCCGCAAGCGCGGTCGCCCCCGTCGGGAGGAATCCTCTGCTGTCAACACCGACTTCCTAGGTGACCTGTGATCCCAGCCCTCGCCATCATCATTCTGGCCGGTGTCATCGTGATACTGCTCCGAGAGAACCGTCGTCTGACTAACCTATTGTTGGCGAAGAATCCGTCTGTCGCGGTAGCGATGGAACAAACCCGGAAACCTCGCCGCAAAGACCGTGACGACACCAAAACACGCACAGCGTGGGAGACACCAGTTGAGGCAGTAGGACCGTGAACAAGCCGTGGGAACCACCGAAACCGCAGGAAGTCATCAACCTGTGGAACAAAGCCGACCAGTATCTTCTGAAAGAACGGCGCGACTATTGGATGAACGCCTCCTACTTCGGCGGTCACCAATGGGTTTGGTGGGATCACACCCGTAACATCGTCCAAGAACTCGACTATGCGACCGAAGCGGAACGGTTCACCCGCATCACCGTCGACAAGTTCGGTCCCCGAGTCACCAACCTGATCGCCCGAATGACCCGCTCCCCGCTCGTCTGGGAAGTGGAACCGTCCGGCATCGACGACTCCAGTCTGCGCCGCCAACGTCTCCAAGAGCAACTGTTGCTGTCCGAAGCCCACGAACAGGACTGGGCTGAGATTCGTGAAGAATCCCTGCTCCAGACCCTTTTTGGTGGTGCCGCCGCCATCTCAGTGGACTGGGACCCCGGTTTAGGGAAGATCGTCGCCACCGACCCTGTCACCGGCATTGACATCCCCGCCGGTGGTGTGAGGCTCACCCCGCTCGGTATCTCCGAGTTCTGTTTGGAACCCGGCTCCCCTGATGTTGAGTCGGCCCGCTACTGGATTCGCTGTGTTGCTCTACCCCCTGAGCAGGTGAAAGAGCGGTACAACCTGGACTTTGATCCGGTGCCGGACGCTGAAGCGGCCCTGTCGGCACGGCATCGCACCCTCCTGTCACGCCGCCCCCAAGGCCAACCGCCCCGCCTCACCCTCGTCTACTGCTACTACGAACGTCCCACCAACCGCACCCCCGGCTGTGTCGTCCATGTGGTCAACAACAAGCAGGTGTACTCGTACGGCGACGGGCAAGGCTGGCCGTTCCCATTCCAGTCGCTGAACCTTGCCGTGTTCACACAGCGTCGCATCCCGCGCACATGGGTCGGCCACACTCTGCTGACCCCTGCTCGAGACATCCAATACGCGTACAACCGTGCGCGATCCACCATCCTCGAGCACATGCGCAAGGCGGCGAACGCCCGCCTGATGGTCCCCGCCGGGTCCATCGAAGACTCTGATGTCATCACCACCGACCCTGCTGACGTGATGGAATACAACGCTGAGCTGGGCGAACCGCATTGGCAGACTGCACCGGATGTGCCACGGTGGATCAGCATGGAAGCCGCCCAACTGGAAGCCGAGATGGACGACATCTTCTTCACCCATGCGGTGTCTCGAGGGCAGGCACCCGGCGACCGGAACTCCGGTTTAGCGTTGTCGGTTCTCGCTGAGAAGGACGACACCCCGCTCGGCCCGATGGCCCGCAACCAGTCGGCGATGTGGGCGCGTATCGGCCGGATGACGTTGCAAATGTATCGGGCGTACGCCACTCAGTCCGGCATGATCCGCACCCAAACCCTCACCACCCCGCAAGGCAACACCCTGCAATTCGAGTGGACAGCCGAAGACATCGAAGAATACCCGCAGGTCAAAGTGCCTTTGGATGCGACCGCCCCCCGCTCCAAGATCGCCACCCAGTCGGTCATCACGAGCCTCGCTCAACAGTTCCCGCAAGCATTCCAGAATGTGGACGGAACTGCTCTAGCACGAATGCTGGACCTGCCGGACCCTCGAGGGTTCCTCGGTTCCACCGACCCGGATGTCACCAAAGCCGAATGGGAGAACGGTCTGCTCATGCAAGCAGTCCCCGTCATGCCCGCCGACTTTGATGATCACGCCAAACACATCGCCCAACACAACCGGGAACGCAAATCCCCTGCATACGAGCTTGCGAACCCTGAGATACGGCAGACGATCGACTTGCACATCCAAGCCCACCAGACGATGGCCGCTGAGGAAGCGATGCAACAGATGGCGCAAATGCAACAGATGCCAGGGTCCGAAGCCCTGCCGCAAGCCAACGAGCCAGCCGGTTCGATGGTTCCCCAAGCAATGACCGGCCAGCCCGGTGTACCACAGGAGATGATGCCCCAATGACCGACTTCGCCCCCGAAGGCGTGGTGGATACCACCCCGACAGGAGAGGCTCCCGCCGACCTGCCCGCCGAGAATGTCAACTGGGAAGAGAAATACCGGTCCGAAGTGCAGGACCGCATCAAGGAACGGGAACGCTACAAGCCGTTCGTGCAGACGTTCGGTCGGATGCACCCTGATGATGCCCGTGCCGTACAGGAGTTTGCGACCGCTTTCGCGTCCGGTGACACCGACACCGCAGTCCGATGGATGGTCGACAACGCTCGCACCCTCGCCGGGGAACGGTTCGACACGTTCATCACCCCCGCCCAACAGCAGGCCATCAACACGCAGGTCGCCCAACAGGCGTACTCGGACGGCACCAACGCCGGGATGACCCCTGAGCAGGTGGAACAGCTCGTCCAAACCCGTTTGCAGGAGTCGTTCCAGCAGATTCAGCAGGCTCAGGTTCAAGCCCAATACGAGCAGCAGATCGAGCAGACGTTGACCGAACACGGTTTGACTCCCGACACTCCGCTCGCCACCGCCGCGATCGTCGCCGCCTCCAAGCGATCCGACCTCGATCTCGCCGCCGCCATCCGTGAAGTCGAAGAGCAGGTGTTGGCGCAAGCCCAGCAGATCGCCAACCGGCGCGCCGAAGCAGGTGCGAGCATGGGTGCGCCCATCGTGAACGGTGTCCCGGTCGTCTCCCCGAACGGACAGCAGATGACACCCCGTGAACGTGCGATGGCTCGCCTCGCACAGAACGGACTGTGACGTAACGTCAGCACACGGGAAGGCACCCTTATCCTTTTGGGTGACCGCTGATGTCCCCGTCTGACATGACCTCTCTCCATGTCAGACGGGGCGATTCCCTTGACAGCACACACACCGATGCGTGTATGCTTGCCAACGAACCGGATGGTTCACCCATAGGTACCCCCATCAGGATGATGGGTTGAGACAGCCGGACGGCTACCGCTCAGACAGGTTCCGATTCCCCCCAATCAGACTCTCTCTCACGGAAAGCAGACCATCATGGCCGCAACCCTCTCCACAGTCGACGCCATCCTCAAGGATGACTACAAGGAGTACCTCGACAACCTGAACGAGGCCAACTTCATTCTCTCGCAGGTCGAAACCCGCAAGGACACCGTCCAGGGTCGTATCGCCCGCCACGCCGTCCACTTGGGCCGGTCGTCCGGTGTCGGTGCGCGCGCCGAGTCCGGCACCCTCCCCACCGCCGCCAACCAGTCGTACGCCACCGTCCCGGTGCCGGTCCGCTACGTCTACGGTCGCATCCAGCTGTCCGGCCCCACCATCAAGCAGGCCGTCACCGACCGCGGTGCTTTCATCGACGCGCTCGACGCCGAAATGGAAGGCATCAAGAAGGATGCGATGAAGGACGTGAACCGTCAGCTGTGGGGTACGTCCAACGGTGTGATCGCCCAATGCGGCACCACGTCGTCGTCCACCACCGTCGTGCTGGCTTCCAGCACCGGAACGACCGCTCTGCGCCAGCTGTTCTTCGACGGCGGCATGGTCGTGGACATCGGAACGGTCGCCTCGCCGACCACCGTCGCTTCGGCTCGTACCGTCACCTCGGTCGACGAGACCAACAAGACGATCGCCATCTCCGGTGCGGCCGTCACCACCTCGTCGAGCCACTTCGTGTTCCGTTCGGGAGCCGGTGGAGCGTCCAACAACAGCGGTCAGCCCGGTGACGGTCAGATCGAGTTGACCGGCCTCCAGACCATCGTCGACGACACCGCCGTGTTGCACACCATCAACCCGTCGTCGCAGCCCAAGTGGAAGGCGTACGTCAACAGCAACTCGGGAACGAACCGTTCGGTCACCGAGTCGCTCATCACCGGTTCCATCATGAAGGTTCTCACCAACTCGGGCAAGAAGCCCAGCCTGTTGGTGTCGGCCGAAGGCGTGAACCTGGCCATCAGCAACCTGCTGTTGAGCCTGAAGCGCAACATGGAGCAGACCCAGTTGAAGGGCGGCTACGCGGGCATCCAGTTCTACAGCCCGTCGGTGTCCGGCAAGGGTGACGAGGCTCCCACGGCCCTGTACGCCGACTTCGACTGCCCGAACAACCGCCTCTACGGAATCAACCCTGAGGTGCTGGTGTTCCACCAGGTGGGCGACGGCTTCCAGTTCATGGACCTCGACGGCGCGGTGATGAACCGTAAGCCCGACCAGGATGCCTACGAGGCGACCCTGTACATGTACGGCGAGTTGGCCTGCAAGCAGCGCAACGCCCACTTCGTCATCAAGGATCTCACCGAGGTGAGCATCTGACATGGCCGCATCCGTCAGCATCACATACGGGCCGGAAGTCCCCGGTTCGCGCAAGGAAGTGTTCGGTGTCATCACGTTCGACTCGTCGTATCCGACGGGTGGCGAAGCGGTGACCCTCGCACAGCTCGGCGTGAACCGGCTCGACTGGCTCGAGGTCAGCACCGTGAACGGCAACGTGCCTTCGTGGGACGGTTCCACGTCCAGCCCGAAGGTCAAGCTGTTCTGGGTCGACACGACCACCGACGGCGCACCGTTGGCTGAGGTTCCGAACACGACCGACGTGTCGGCAACCACCGTCCGGTTCCACGCCATCGGAGCCTGATCCACCAAATCCCCCAACGTGAGGGCCGGTTGCCGAAAGGTGACCGGCCCTTTCGTCTAGGATGAACATCATGATTCGTGCAGCAGATTTGATGGGCAACGTCGATGGTGGCGGGGAGATGGCCGAAGTGTCGTTCGATGTGTACGACATTGCGAACCGTATTCAGCGGGGTGACGAATCCGGGTGGCGTGGCGACCCGTCAGCGTCACTCATGTTCAACCCGCTGGCAGGCCGGTTCGAGGTGTGGATGGTCGACGCGACCGGCACCCCGTATGTCGCCTGCTCACACACCCGCTGCGACCACACTCTGATCGTGAAACTGATTGAGGGTGACTGGCAGAAGGGCAAAGCCTTACACGAAGATTTGATGAAGAAGAACAAGCAGATTCGGGATGCGCACGAAACCGCTGAGAAAGAGAAAAGGTTGGAGTTGGCCGACAAACTGCATTGGGCTTTGGTGCGCGATGTGGGACACTTGGAAGGCTCCAACCGCCGTATCCACAGCATGAACGAGAAGGGCAAATAGTGGCCTCATACACCGTGAACAAAGCGAAACACGCTGTGTTGACACCGGATACGGTGGACACGGTGTCGTTCGGTGATTCGGTGTCTTTCGTCATTGTCTCGAACCGCACTACCTCCGGTTCCCCGATTTTCTTCACGTTCGGCGACCCGACCAAAGGTGTCCCGAATCCGACTGTGAACGGCGACGACTGCTATGTGGTCAGCATCGGTATGACTCTTAGCCTGGTCGGCGACGGTACAGCGTCCGACGTGAAACTGATCTCGAACGCCGCGCAGGCGTACAGCGTGATGGTGGTATGACATGAACAGACTGGATTTGCGGAACGCTGTCAAAGACCGGCTGGCCATCAAGTCGGATGGCTCCGGCAACAGCCTTGACGGGCTTATCACCAACGCTTTCGTGAACACCAGCCTGAACGACGCTCTGAACCGGGTGAGCATGGAACGCGACTGGTGGTGGCTCGCCTCAACTGCCAGCCTGTCGTTCGACACGGTGAACGGGGCTGCGACCCTTCCCTCAGACTTCATGCGAGCCAACGAGCTTGTCATCAACTCGTCACCCGCCGAATGGGTTCCCCTCGAAACGTTCCTTGACCCGACCTCCGATAACAGCACTTACGGTTGGACGATCTACGGCAACCAGGCGAAGATTGTCCCTGTCCCGTCGACGACGACCACCGGCACCTTGTACTACTTCCGTTCGGAACCGGCTCTCTCGAGCGACTCGTCGACCCCTCTGATGCCGGTTGTCTACCATTCGGTGATCGTCGCCTACGCCTCCCATCTGTGCGCCGCCCGACGCCAAGACGAACAGCGCGCCTCCCTGTATTTGCAGGAGTACGGCACATTCCTGAAGTCAATGAACGACGACAACCGGACGACCATCAAACGGCGTATCAAGTTCACTCGGGCGCGCGACTACGCCACTTGGGAGTAACCGATGGGTTCCTTCCAGATCGTCTACGACGACTTCTCCGGCGGCCAATACATGGGGCCGAAATCCACGAACCTGCCGAAGAACACGTTTGATGGCGTGAATACCGCCAACAACCCTCACGGACAGCTGATGGCGTACGGAACTCCGACGCTCGCATACACGGCAACTGCGGTAACCAACAGCACAGGCGCACAAATCCCCGACCAATGGATTATCGGGACGAGCATCTATTCGTTCTGCCAATGGGATGTCAGTTCGACGTGGACCGCCAAAATGGTCAAGTTTGATGTTGCCAACGGAACCGTTTTCCCAACACCGACAGCAACGACCACCAGTTTGACCGGGCAAATCGGAGGCAAAGTCGCCTACGACAATGCGTCAACAAAGTTCTTCTATGTTCGAGTTGATGGGGCGAACGCCGGGTACATCCGCAGCGTCACCACCGGAGGTACTGATGCGAGCGTCTCCACCGCCCTCGGTGGCACCGGCATCACCGATCTCGTCTCCTACGGCTATCGGACAGTCGCATGGGGGCCGACAAGCAAACGCTTGTACTACTCCAACACCGACCTCACCACCTGGTCAACAAGCCAATACTACGAGTTTTCCGGCGAAATCTTGAACGTCTTGCCCCGATCAAACGACCTGCTGGTTGTCTGCACCACCGGTCTGTTCAGCGTTGTCGGGGTACTCGGCTCGTCCGTCACCATCCAACAACTGCTGTCATCAGCGAACACCCCTGAAGGAATGCGCGACGCCATTGTCGTCGGTCGTCAAGCCTTTTTCCCTGACAGCAGCCAGTCCGGCAATGTCGACGGACGCATCTACGTTCTTCAAGGCACCAACATTCAGCCCGCATTCACCCTTGACTACGAAATTGTGGAAGGGTTGAACACCGACGGAGGACCGCAACAAATCAGATGTTTCAACACGGCCGACGGTCAGATTGGCATTCTGACAAAGAACGGCACAAGTTCTTACACGCGCCGCCCAGACGGAACATGGATGCGACACGCCCAGCTTGACGGCGACTTCGCCCCCAGCATTGAACGCAACGCTGTCAGCCAAATGCACATGGGTCGCCCCGGACCCCAAGCACAATCCGAGTATGTCGTCTATGCGATGGCCGACATGGCAGACGGATACGACATCAACTTTTATCGCATCATCAACAACGTGACCGCACCAACAAACACCGACTACGACTTCTCGCCCGCCTCTACGGCCTCAGGGTCAACCGGCTATCCGGTGGGAACAGTCACCCTACCCGAGTATTGGCACAACAAGCCGTTCACCGTGAAACATGCGATCATCGAATGGTCTGGCGACACGAACAGCACGTTGACCGCCCGTATTCGGTCAACTGGAATTTTGGACACCGACAGCCTCGAGGCCTACACAGGAGGCACCTCGTCAACAATTACAACTAACCTTGGGCCGACCGTCGTTTATGGTGTGTACAACACCGAACGGTTTTACATTGACAACGCCCAAAAAGGTTTAGGCGCGAAGGTGGTTCTCGGTCTTACACAATGCCGAGTCAAGCGCGTGATCCTGATGTGCGAGGACTGAAATGCCGTTCGCATACACGTTCCGCGCCGACGACCTTGAGACAATCGCCAACCAGGACAAAGACCTGCTCGAGAACCGGGATCGGGAACTCGAACTGTTCTTACAGTTGGCCGTCAACCCGACCGGCGTCGTGCTTCCTTACTCTGGTTCTACCGCACCGTCCGGTTACCTGCTGTGCGACGGCTCCACGTTCAACGGCGACCAATACCCCGAGTTGCGTGACGTAGTTGGCGACACCTACGGCACCCACAGCGGAACGTCCTACTATCTGCCCAACCTGAGGGGTCGCATCCCGGTCGGTCGGGACAGTAGTCAAACCGAGTTTGATGCCCTCGGCGAAACTGGTGGTGCAAAGACCCATACGCTGACCACCAGCGAAATCCCAGCCCACAACCACACCGTTGACGGCAACCTTGTCCCGCGTGGCACCGGAGCGAACTTCCGTGAACTGACCGACGCTGGAACGGGTGGCAGTAATGTTACGACCCGTGACACAGGTGGCGGTGCTGCCCACAACAACCTTCAACCTTATGTAGTCTTGAACTACATCATCAAGACATGACGGAAGGAGCCTGACATGACTATCCCCCCGTCTCTTGCACAGCCGTCGTTCAGCCAAGCTCCGATCGAAACGACCGACCCGAACGCGATCTCCAAGACGATCATGGACGCAAAAGGCGACCTGATTTCGGCGACCGGTGCGGACACCCCCACCCGGGTTGCTGTTGGTGCGGACGGGCAGGTTCTGGTCGCAGACTCCACCCAGTCGGCCGGTATCAAATGGGCTGTCGACCCGACCACCGCCTCATTTGACGCTAAAGGCGACCTGCTGGTCGGCACCGGAGCTGACGCTTACACCCGTGTCCCCGTCGGCACCAACAATCAGGTGCTTGTCGCCGACTCCGCTGAACCGTCCGGTGTCCGCTGGTCATCTGAACAAGACCCGAATGCGATCACCAAAAGCATTATCGACGCTAAAGGTGACCTGATCGCCGGTACAGCCGCCGACACCCCAGCCCGACTGGCGGTCGGCTCCGACGGGCAGTATCTGATCGCAGACTCGACACAGACAGCAGGCATCAAATGGGCGACCCCGAACATCACCCTCGGTACGGAAACTACCGGGAACTATGTGGCTGGCATTACCGGCGGTACCGGAGTTACTGTCACCGGGTCCGGTTCGGAAGGGGCAACCCCCTCTGTTGCTATCGGACAGGCAGTCGGAACTGGTGACACGGTCGCTTTCGGCGGGCTGAACGTCGACTCCGGCACCCTGTATGTGGATTCCACCAACAATCGGGTGGGCATCAACGACACAACCCCGTCATACAGCCTCGACGTGACCGGAGACGGGCATTACAGCACCAACCTGACCGTCGACGGCACCTTGTATGCGAACCACATTCACGGTGCGCTCGCAGGCTCCCTGTACTACCACATCAAGAACAACTCAGGTTCCACCATCAACGCCGGTACACCCGTGTACATCACCGGCACCGTCGGATCAACACAAACCGCTGAGGTCAGCCCATCCCGCGCAGACACTCCCGCCACCATGCCTGCGGTCGGAGTGACCTCAACGACGCTCGCACAAGGCGACACCGGCCACATGATCGTCATCGGCAACCTGGACGGCATCAACACGAACGCCTACACGCTGTCCCAGCCCCTGTATGTGGGGGCGAGCGGAGGGCTGACAAACACCCGCCCAACCGGCGCGTCCGACGTGATTCAGGTGATCGCCTACGCCGCCCGAATCAACTCGTCAACCGGCGAACTTATTGTCAACGCCTACGACCAAGTCCGTTCCCCGAACAGCATCAGTATTGTCGGCAACATTGAGACGACCGCCGGACAGTTCACCGGCTCCGGGGCCGGACTGACCTCGATCCCCGCAGGCCAGCTGACCGGTACTGTCCCCTCGAGCAACATCGGGAACGACTCGGTTGCGCTCGGCACCAAGACGACCGGCGACTATGTGGCGACGTTGCAGGCCGGTACTGGTGTCACCGTCACCAACGGGTCGGGCGAAGGGGTGTCGCCGACGGTCGCTATCGGGCAGGCTGTCGGTATCGCCGACTCCCCCCAGTTCGCAGCGTTGACGACCACAGGGACAGCCAGCTTGAACGCGGTGACTGTCACTAACGGTGTCGGGGCGGCATCTGCGACGATTACCGGTACGACTGCCACCTCGGTTTTGACGGTGGACGGCATCGAGATTGACACGACGGGTGCGACCTCGAATCAGGTTCTTGCCTACAACGGCACCAAGTTCGCCCCGTCGACACCGGGGGCAGCCGATGCGAACGCTTTGACCGGTACGACTCTCGCCTCGAACGTGGTGAATTCGTCGCTGACCAGCGTCGGAACCCTCACATCGCTTGCGGTGACAGGCGACCTGACAGTTGACACGAACGTCCTGAAAGTAGACACAACCAACAACCGTGTCGGTATCAATGTCACGTCCCCAACATCAAACCTTGATGTTGTCGGCAACATGGTGATTCGTGAAGCCGCCACTCAGGACGGTATTCAGCTCGCTGGTCGTGCCGGTGGAACGGGTTCGGCGACAGTCAAACTGATCCCAGATGTGTTGACGCTCAACCGCACGTTGACTTTGCCAAACGAAACTGGCACCGTTGCTTTGACAAGCCTTGTCCCTGCCGGGTGCATCATGCAGTACGGAGGATCGTCCGCACCAAGCGGATGGCTGCTGTGCGACGGCACCGCTATCTCCCGAAGCACTTATTCAACCCTGTTTGCAATTATCAGCACCACTTATGGGCCTGGAAACGGAACAACGACATTCAACATTCCAGACCTTCGTACGCGTGTTGCGGTCGGCAAAGCTGCAAGCGGAACCTTTTCGGCACTCGGTCTTACGGGCGGTCAAGAGAGCGTAACGCTGACATCTGCACAATCGGGTCTGCCTGCACACACACACCCAATTAGCGATCCAGGTCACTTTCATTCGCTGAACGTCTGGTCGTTTTTTGTTCAGACCGCCCTTGTGTCTGGTTTCCAGACCACGACCAATACTGGTGTTCTTGCATCGACGGTAAATACCAACTTGAATACGACTGGCATTACCGTAAGCAACAACACCGCAGCCAACGCTACGTCATCCCACACAAACCTTCAGCCGTACATCGTGCTGAACTACATCATCAAGACGTGAACCATGCTCATCCCCTTTGACCAACTGCCGTTCTACCCTGACTTCGTGTCCTCATGGACACCCGAACAGCGGATCGAACTCGTCCGGTTTTACCGCAACAACCTGCTACTTCACAGCGACTGGACTCAACTGCCGGACTCGCCGGACCCACGCAAAACCGAATGGGCAACCTACCGGCAACAGTTGCGTGACCTGATGGCCACCTACGACGGCACCAGCCCTGACATCACCTGGCCTACCCCACCATCCACCACCACAGGGCAATAATCCAATAGGCTGACCTCAACACCTGTCAGGAGGGGACATGACAAAGAAAAGCCTGCTAGACGACATCCGACATGAAAACGGTCGAGGGGCCAACCCGAACTGTTGGGTCGGCCAACTGATAGCGACGCTCAGCCCACAAGACCGAGCCGACCTCGAGGCTGCCTTCGCCGACCAGAGCATCCAACATTCGGCGATCATCCGTGCGCTCCGCAACCGGGGTCACGAAGTGAAACAGTCGTCCATCCCCCGCCACCGGAAGAAAGAATGTTCCTGTGAGCCTTGCTGACGACATCAACGCCGAGAACAACGATCTGACCTCGGTCAACCGGATACGCCGTCAACGCGACCAGGCGAACGCCGAAAACCTGAAACTGATCGAACGGCTCGAGGAACTGGAACGCGCCCTCAACCTGATTGACGCCGCCACCACCGCCACGTTGCAACCCCCAAAGTGGCTGGTCACACCCCCATCAGGACGCAAGAAACACGCCACTTTGACGCTTCTGCTGTCCGACACCCACTTTGATGAGGTGGTGCTACCCGAGGAAGTTGGTGGGCTGAACGCCTACAACCGGCGTATCGCCGAACTCCGGTTACAGGCATGGGCGCAGAACGCGATCAAGATCGCCCGCCACTATCTCGCCGGGGTCACCTACGACGGGGTAGTCATCATGCTGGGGGGCGACATCTTCTCCGGCGACATCCATGAGGAACTCGCCCAAACGAACGAGGACACGATGCTCGGCTCCCTGCTCCATTGGTCGGAACAGTTGTGCGCCGCCCTGAACGTGTTCGCCGACGAATTCGGGAAAGTCCATGTCGCCGCCGTCATGGGCAACCACGGGCGTATGACCCGGAAACCTCGAGCGAAACTGCGGGCCAGAACCAACTTCGATTGGCTGCTCGCCAAGATGATCGAACGGCATTTGGCGTCCGACAAGCGGTTCACGTTCCAGGTGGGGGAAAACACCGACTGTTTGATCCCGATCTACGGGTCGCATCATCTCCTAACCCACGGCGACCAGGTGTCCGGCGGTGGCGGTATCGGCGGTATCTGGCCTCCGATCATGCGGATGCGCGCCCGGAAAGCCCAGCGGGCGAACGACACCGGCACCCCGTTCACCACCCTGTGGATGGGGCATTGGCATCAACTGATCCAAACCCCCGGTCTGATCGTCAACGGCAGCCTGAAAGGCACCGACGAATACGCGTGGGTGTCCAACTTCGGGCATGAACCCCCTCAGCAGGCTCTTGCTATCGTCACCCCCGAGCATGGGATTACGATTCAGGCACCCGTGTTCAGCTTGGACAGGAAGCGAGAAAAGTGGTGAAACCGGTTCTTGTCATCTGGCATGACGCACACGCTGGCACCAGCCAATGGACGCGCCTCGAAGAAATGGACGACGACGAACCGTATGAGGTGTTCAGCGTCGGATTCCTGTTGGATCGCCGGTTAGGCGGCAAAGCGAAACACGTTTCCATCACCCAATCGTGGACCCCGGAAGCGTGTGTAGACTCGGTTCTCCACATCCCTGTCAAGATGGTCCAAAAGGTCATCTATCTTCTCGAGGTTCCCGATGAACATTCCAGTCCGGCTGGCACGAATCGTCTACAAGTTCCTGACACGTTGCACCCCTCGAGGCATTGAAGAAGAACAAGAACTCGCATGGGCGATCAAAACGCTCGACGGTCTGCTCCACCCAACCCGAAAAAAGTGAGGGTGTAATCTGATGCGGTGAAACATGTACCGCGTCTAACAGTCCTGCTGGTCTGCTTGTTGGCGTGGGTGCAGCCTGCCCGCGCAGAAGAAACCGTTGTTACTGGGCCGAACGACCTATGGTTCACGTTCACCGAGCCGACCGTGTTCCAAGCCCGAACCTACGCATGGGAGTATGGGATCGACTCCATGCTGTGGTTGTACGACCAAGATGGGGGTCTGCTCACCCAGAACGACGACTGGTTCGGTTTGGACTCTTGGATCGAGTATCCGCTCCCAGCAGGCTCCTACCGGCTTCGTACCGGCGTCTGCTGCCACGACCCGAACCGCTGGTATGGCACCTCGTATCGGGTGGACATCAACGCGACACCCGACCAAACATCCCCCACCACGATCCCGCCGACGACTACCATTCCAGAGACGACAACAACTCTGCCGGAAGAAACGACCACCACATGGGAAGCTTCAACAACATCCACAGTCCCGACGACGACAACTACTACCATTGTCCCCGTCCCGACTGCCCCTGCCACGGAACCTCCCCCGGCATCATCTTCGTCCACTACATCGGCCCCGACGACCACGACCTCTACCGTTGGGCCGTCGAGCAGTACGACCGCATTTTCGGCTCCTACGACGACGACGACACCGACGACGACCAGCACAACGACCTTGTCGACTACGATCCCGCCGACCTTGTCGGAGACATCGACCAGTACCTCCGTTCCCGAGCCAACCACCCCACCGACAAGCAGCCTCCCACCCGAGAATGAGGCTCTGACCAGCGTCTTAGCAGACCCCACCGTTTTTGACGGTCTGTCAGAAACCGAGGTGGAAGACCTGATCGCCACCATCACCGACACTCCGCTCACCGACGCCGAAGCCGAACAACTGTCAGCAGTCCTGTCAGAAGCACCTGACGAGGTGAAAGCCGAGTTTGAGCAGCAGGTCGACGTGTTCTCCGGCCAGTTTGACACCTACGTCCCCCTCGGCTCCGTCGTCCCGGTCGGCACCCGACGCACCCTCGTAGCGGTCACCGCGACCACCCTCGTCGCCATCCCCACCCCCACTAGCAGGAGAAAACCATGAAGAAACTACCCAAAGTCGTCATTGAAACCGGGGTGATGGCAGGGTCACTCGCCCTCGTCCTCATCACCTTGTCCGGCGAAACCCGGAATCAGGCTCTCATTATCTCGCTGGCCAGCATCGCCTTCTACGTTGGCTCCCAGCTGTTGTCCGACGACTAGACTGGCAGCATGAGCAGAAGCCGAAAGACACTCTCGAGCGCGATCATCGTGCTAGTTTGTGCCGTATTGAGCCAATGTTCAGATAGGTACAGGTACCCTTGTGACAACCCAGCCAACGCCGGAACAGCCGAATGTCAGGGAACGGATGGCACCCCGACCCCGTAAAGAGCGGATGACCGCCCAAGAACTTGACGCCCGCCTCCGGTATTACGTCGGGATCGGTTTGATCGTCATCGTCGGACTGATCGTCGTCACCATGCTGTGGGGACTCCTGTTCGTCGTCCAGCCTCTTGACGCCCAATCCCCCAACGACAAAGCGATGCTTGAAATCTTGGGGCCGATCTGCTACACCTTGGTTGGTGCCGCCGTCGGCATCGTTGCCACAAGAGGCAACCGTAAAGACGACTAACAAGGAGCCTGCCAATGCCCACCGTCCGAGCCACCCTGGTCCTCGCCGTCACCGTCGACCATCTACCCCCCGACATCCCCGGCTACAAGTCCCCTGAAGGCGACGAACCGCCGATCGACGGAGGCGAACAGGTCGTCTACGAAGTGATGAAAACGTTGCAGGAAGTCCTCCCCGACAACTGCTACATGTTCGTCCGCGCCACAACCGTAGACAACTGACCGGTTCCACCTGCTAGCGTTCTGGGAATGGGACGCAAATACACAGGATGGGACGCGAACGCGACCGGCAAACGAGCTGGCCTCGAAAAGTTCGTTGAACTCACCATCAAGCATTTCAACAACGGTGTGTGGAACAACGGCACCTGGTCGGTTCGCAACATGAACACCCCCGGCGCACCGAAGCCGTCCGTCCACGGAACCGGCCGTGCCGCCGACCTGTCGTGGCGAGCGAACAAGGGCAAAGGGTTCGGCAACTATCAGACCGCCTGCCAGGTCGTCGACTTTTGGGTGGCGAACGCCGAACTGTTC